ATGTGGCCGCAATCGACGGAGAAGCCTGTGCTACCGCGCTTGGGATACCAATGAAAGACTACGAGGATGCGGTCTTGGCGGTGTGTGCTTCCCGTGAGGAGGCCGATTACATCGTGAGCCGCGATCAGGGGTTCCTGAAAGCGGAAGGTAGCCCGGTAGAGGTGATTTCTCCGGGGGCGTTGCTGGAGAAACTCCGGCAGTAAACGAATTTCACATGGAACGAGCAGAACAGCCAGAAATGGCTGCTCTGCTTTTTTCATGCCCATCAACGCCGAAAACACCTCGCCAAAACGCCATAAATGAGCAGGAAAGGGGGCATAGGGGTTGAACAATATCCAACACCACCTGATAGTCAAAGACGCGGTAAAGGGCAAATTCAGGGGCAATAAGGCATTGCGTGGGAAGACGACCCCGATGTACCCCGACAGCGCAGAGCGCGAGTTCCGCCGCATCACGAATGCCTATATGCGGTTGTTGAACCAGACTCTCAAGGAACACCTGCCTGATATGATGGCAGCCTATAAGCGGGAGCGGCATGGCGACTCTCGCTTCGACGATGCACAGGACCTCGATATGGAGGTCAGGCAGGAACTGATGAAGGTAGCGCAGGAGCTTGAAAAGAAACTGGCTGCCTACGGGCTGTACGATGCGGTCGAGAAGATTGGCCGCCTAACGAAATCGACGTCGCTCCGAGAGTGGAAGCGGGCGGTCAAGGAAACGCTTGGCATCGACCTGTTGGACGACTACTACAAGGGCGATTTCTATGAACAGGCGCTCCGTCGCTGGGTCGATGAAAACGTACAGAAAATCAAGACGATACCGAATGATTCTCTGGACTCCATGCGGCAGATCATTCTGGACGGCTACAAGAAAGGCCGTTCCATTCGGGACATCTCCACTGACATCCAGAAGGAGTACAACGTCTCGAAGCACAAGGCTCAGATGTTCGCCCGAGATCAGGTGGCGACGCTGAACGCCCAGATCACGAAACTCCAGCAGCAGGACGCTGGGTGCAACCGCT